TATGAGTTCTGTACATCATTCATATCAAAACGTACTGTTCCTACACCAAAGCACTGTACGTCGGTATTATCATAAGTTCCTACCACCGCATCATGATCGCTAGCATTTAAATCTATTACGATTGATTTAGGATTCTCACGCGCTTGTCCGCTTACCGTATCATTACCCGAAATTTGCCAAGTGCGATAATTCGCCGGTGGAGATCCAGATCCGGTCCCCAATCGCCATACCATACCATCATTAGCTTTAGTCGTTATTTGTATCCGCACCGGGGCATTAAATTGCCAATTAACGATCATTAATTTAGTATCGATAGATACATCATATCCGAAAGAAGGTACAAACTCATAATAAACACCGCGCAAAGGACCAGTAGCTGAACTTGGTTCCGTATTTTGAAAGCCAGCAGAAGTCTGAGTTAATGGCAACCATCCTGCAGTCTTCTGTCGTCGGACCCCGAATATGGCTTCTCCGACTCCCGCAAAAGCCCCACGTGCCCTGGGATCAACATCCCAGTCTGCTTGTAAGAGAATAATTGCGGAGGGGATTTCAAATGTCATAATAAAATTCCATTCAAGGTTGCTTCTCTAGTTTAGCAATCTCTTCAGCTTCATCTAAACCCATTTTTTCCCAATAGTCGAAATCTTCCATAGTAGGAATGTAAATATATGAAGCTTCCTGTACTAAATCTGAATCCGCCTCATAAGTACTATCATACTCCGATTTCACTTGGTCACAATCAAGTGTTGTCATACGAATAACAACTTTTCCATCTAATATATATTCACGTATGCAAGTGCTACCGATCATATCCTTTTTCCAAGCGTATAGCGGTGGCTTTCGTCGATAATCTAACTCTATAACTTGTTTAAATTGATGTTCTGTAATTGTTATCATATAACCCCATCATTCATCACTTGCACGAACTAATGTAATTGATCCACCTGAAATTTCTAACACTGAATCTACTATAACTTCCTTTTCTAAACTTACACCTCCATCTCGATGTAATATTATCAAATTACGATCTGATTGATACGCACTATTAAAACCCTCATTAGTCGCTGTAGGTACCCGATCAATATAAGTTACCACAACACCATTGCCCGCATCAGCATTATCGGTAGAAAAATCAGTGCTAGTAATCGTAAAAGTATCACCGGTATAACTACTATAATCCACTCTAAGACGAAGGCCGCTATTTAGTGTAACTCGTATGGTTCCACTGGAAGGTGTATCCAGTGGAATTGTAGCTTGCATTTGTAAGGAAGTCACTGAGGAGCCCGTTTGATTAGCAAATAATGCCATCTGATCCCAGTCTATTTCTGGATTTCCTTGAACATCTAGAGTAGAACCGTCCCATGGCCCCACCAGTAAGTTACCTACTCCTGCGGTAGTACCATTCACCAGAAATTGCACAAGATTCTCAGGAGTATTTATGGTTTCAGTTAAGTCAGTTAATCTATCATTTATAGTTAAATCTGATACTTCAATGCCAAAACCATAAGCGCCTATAATTGCAATCCCAGTTGATGATCCAAAAAATGGAATAGAAATATTGCGTGAAGTAACAGAACCATTAACTTGACAAGTGGCACTTGAAAGTCCACCAGTGATAGTATCATCATCACTCGGAGCAACCCCCGTTAATAGTTGCATCCATATGGTCCCAGTGGTCCCGTTATCATCAATGGCAAATAACTGTCCCGTTCCTCCTGACCAACTTATGTTCTCCGGCTCAGTAAAAGGTCCACCTGTCTCATTATCATAATTAAATTCGTGAGTAATCCCGCGAAAAACTTCTCCCGATAAACCGTATAAAGTTTCAGAATTACCATCACGAGTTAACCACTTCCATCGCTCAGTAGCGTCATTAATCGACCGAATACCTATGTCCCAATTGGAATAATAAAACTCGTCTGATCCATCACCAGAAACATCAATACCCGTATATCCTTCATTATTATTAATTACATCTACCCAAGTGGCAACTGTAGCTTCCAATGTAGTATTAAAATTATCAACATTAGCATTTAACGACAATGGATTATTACCACGTGTCGAACCATTAATGATAAATTCATCATATTGAGTACCAAATTCTCTTTGAGTGGCAATGATCCTACGATTATCAATGTCAACACCACCACTGCGCACTTTTAACATAAACCGGTGCGATACACCCGCAACAGGATCGGGATTGAGACCTCCATTTGAGTTCCACCAATCATCCGAAAGAATAGCACCATTCTGAATGATTTGAATCTGATTAGCATTGCCGAAATTTTGTAGACCATCATAAATATCATCTCCGTCATTTTGAATAATTGATCCATCATAAATGTGCTCTGAACTAGCATCATCGATGTTAAATCCGTTTAATAATTCAATAATCATATCGATTCCTAAGCGGGCAGAAGGAATTGGATCTGTAATGTCCAACTCGTCATCTCCTACCGACGCCGCATCGTCCGCAAAATCTTGTAGCGCTCTATGCAATTCTATTGTGGTAACGTAACTGGGAGACACACCATTATGGTCATCACCAATATATCGAATATCACCGGTAGCTCGTGTAATTGTCCAATCTGCATTTATAAATGGCATAAATAATCCTTAAGTCAATTAACTATTGAATTTATAGGTTTTGCTACCATACCCGTAATAAATCCGCGACTGTTGCGTTCCACATGGAACTGATATTCAGTTTTCTTACATTCCATAGCCGATTTCATCTGAGAAACTAATAACCGTAATGGTTCTATATCAACGGTTCCTCCGTCGAAATTCGTTAGGGCAACCGTTAATTTCTGTAGCACCCCTTGCATAGTTTCGTTTCGTTGTTCCATCATCTTTTGGTGATTATTAACCAATTCTCGCATTTGATTCATTAACCTACTAAAGCACTCAAGTATTACCGTGGGTTCTTGATCTCTAGTTATAGTACCTCCCCTTTGGAGGATTTCTAATAGCTCTGCAGCAGATATTTTACGCGGCATTTAAACAGTCCTTAATCTTAGAAACGACATCACGTCTCTTTATCATTCGATCAAATTCTCGTTGAGCAGACATACTAATACTCACTACTTCATCCGTATTTTCGAGTTGCACTTGCTCGGTGATTTGTATATCGCCAAAATCTTGTTCACGTGCTACCGGTAGTGGTTGAGTTAATACATCTTCTCTTTCTAATCGTTCTAACTCTCCGGTTTGTGGACCTTCTATCGTTAACCCCGAATCTCGATAAACTTCTTCAACACTCTTACCTTGTCGTCTTGCCTGCGCCGTAGCCCAAGCCGGTACTATCTGAGCCATTAATGAAGCATTCTGAGCATTCACCATTCCGGTATCAATTAGTTGATCCCGAACATTAGTGAAGATCTCTTGTGCCGATAAAAACTCATCAACCTCTTTTTCAGCTTCATCTAAAAGAACTCGAACGTAGTCTTGAGTGTCTTTTTCGTGTTGTTCCTTGCGAAAAGGTGATACAGATTCCGCATTTAATGTCATATGATCTCGCAATTGAGAATAATGTTCTGTTCCAACAATATCCCCGGTAAAATCTTCCACGGGAATCGCAACATCCGTACCCGTCTTCTTGGCTTCTCGCAAAGCGTCGTCTAATACTTTTAACGCGGGATCAGATTCGATTTCATTACGCGATTTACCTTGTAAATATAACGACGTCTGAACCCCGTCAATAAACACATACGTGTTATTATCCCCATCAGCTTCATTAATGAACTGTTTAAAAGATTCCACATCCCGTTCCTTCATTTTTGATTTTCTCACTTCAACATCAAGCTGATCAATACTGCGCTGTTCTACTTCTTCTTGAATCGCCTGTTGTCTTTCTGAACTATTCAATCGTTCAAGAGTTCGACCTAACGCGGTAGCCCCGGAAGCCTGCAACCCCCCAGTAACTACTGTCGCAATAGCAGTAACTGCCTGTCGCCTAAGTTGTATTTCTACCCGTTCTTCGGTAGTTTGTGCATTAGCCATTTCCTCGTCAAGACCAAAAGAAAATGAATTTAAACTCTGTAACGCTGTGGCCAATTGTTCTGTACTCATCTCTCGTATCAGAAAACGAATAGCGTCTTTCTTCAATCCTTTGCTCTGTCCGGTCAAAATCGTCTCAAGAGTACCTAATGGAAGAATCTCGGTACCTACTTCTATTGCAGAATCAATAGCAGCAAACCATCGCGCCTCGTCTACTGGAAGTCCCTCAGATCGCGCTTCCGCATATGAAGACGCATACGTTTGTGTTCCTAAAATGAATAATGGCGCTGCACGTCCCTGAGTACCTACCATTGCCAATGTGGCTGGCACCATATTAGCTAACGATTCAATACCCGCCCGAATACCTTCTTCTACAATCGACATATCACCGGGGGTGATTTCTCGTCTTTGTTCTGTTACTTTTTGGATTTCTTCGACCAGTAAATCGGCACCACGTTGTTTAAGTTCTGCGTATTCTTCATCCGTCTTAACGCCTAACATCTCGGCATATTCTAGAGATAGCCGCTGTGCTTCATTTTCCATCCCAATAGGCATCGCAGACCAAGGTACTATTTGATCAATACGAGATCCAGACGCTTCTTGAACTGATAAAGTTAATCCGATTGCTTGTTGCTTAAAACCCAATAAAATAGACTCACCAAGACCCGAAAATATAGTTTCAATGCTCTGGAGCACCGAATTAGCAACATCTTCCTGTGCGATAACCGCATTATTAAAGTCTCGTCGTATAAACTCCGCCGTCCCCGGTGCTCGATTATCCAAACTTTCAATATTAATTTGATCTAATCTTAATTTCTGTTCTACTTCTTCCGGATTAGATTCAACCGCGAACTCGGGAACACCCGATTGACGACCCAGTTTAATAATCTTAGTGTGCTTATCCGGATCAATCTTAACCGCTTCCGATAAATTAGCACTCAAAGCCGTCTGTTTAGCATCTTGCTGATTTATACCAAAACTACCTAAATCTATCTTTTCGAGATTGAGCGCCACTATTCCTCCGCTTGTCTTTGTGCCTTCACGAGATTATCTACCGTCACCGGAATACCGTTATTGCGTAAAAACCGGCTCAACGTTTGTAAATTCTCCGGAGGAATGTCAGTAATATCTTGTTCTAAATCTGGTACTAAAATATCAATGCCAAAAAAGTTTCTTTCTAAAGTAACTTTACGCGTCATATTTGATAAGAGTTGTGTAAATTCTGTAGAAGATAGTGACTCTCCTTTTTGTGTTTCTTGAAATAACACTTCATCATCTAATAAAGAATAAAATGCATCTGCACGCTGTCGCTTGTCTATATTCCACCCAGATTTCTTACCTAACAACTGTTCTAATGCCGCAGTAGTCTGAGAATTACGAGTCCTACCGATTTGATGATCAATTTGATCTCGTTGTTGACCCACCCCCTGCGCGCTTTTCACCGCCGAAATAAGCTTACTACGTTCTGGTGGCGCTAATTTATCGAAATGATCCACCGGATTCACTTTGCGTAATTGTTCTCTTGGCAGTACCATAAGGTCAGAATACGTATTCCAATCAGTGATCGTAGCTTTACCTGACTCGATGTTGCGTTTCTGTTTAGCAGATAGTTGGTTCCATCCTTGTGGATCTTCAATCTTAAATGTTTCCGCCGATCCTCCGGCAATAACGTGTGATTCGGCGCGTTCAAATGCATCCGCTTGTGCTTCATCTAACGCTTGTTTTTTCAAATTAAACTGCCTCATTGCTTCGGACATGGTTTGTTTACGCAGTATTGGATCTTCAATTTGATTAACTTGTTCCCGTATACTCTCTCGGTCATCAAAAGTATCTACTAATTGAGTACCTAACAAAACCGATTGTTGTGCATCGGATACAGTTTTCTCTTCTTGTTTCTTATTAGCTATGCCCCTTTCTAGTTGCGCTCGATCTGGCGCTTCTAACATATCTGAATATCTATCTAAAGCTCTTTCTCCGTCAATCGAACTATGTGTTGTAGCCGCTCGAATTGCCGCTTTTGCAAAAGAAGAATCAAACGTCTGTAATCGTTCGTTAGTAGCTTCCGCTCCTATTCCCAATCGTTGTGCATTATCTAATATCGCTTGTCTACCTAATTCATTTTGTACTCTTAATTTGTCAGGCTGTGTCCAATACAATTCTGCATTTTCAATAGAATTCTCGACTTGAGCCCTAGTAGTCGCAATCTCCCATGCGGCTAGTCCTTTGGACGCATGTCTCGATATGTCACTTCGACCCCGTGATATATGCACATCGGCTGCACTATCAAATAATGTTTTAGCCCCAATACTTAATGATTCACCATAACGTTTCTTAAGATCATCTAGTGCTTTACTTGCCGCATCCGCTCCGTCGTAAGCATTACGTCCTTGCGTATTAAAGTAACCATTTTCTGGATTAAAAAACATTGAATTTTTATCGCGCTCAAATTGCACTAAAGCTTCTTCCGCTGCTGTCGTATCGATACGTTGTTTTATTTGTATACCCGCACGAGTAATATCCACTAAACGATCTGCTGCTTGAATATTAGCTTGGAATACCGCACTACCCGCTTGCGCACTTGTCCGAGGCTGATTTACTATCTCAGATGAAGTTTGATTAGGTTGGTATTGAAGTACTCGGGGCATTATGCCTCTCCGATAAATTGAGGACGTATTTGTCGTGCTGCACTTTTAGGAGTAAACCACTTATCGGCTACACCGGAAACACCCACACGAGCCGCTGTGCCTAAAAGTGTACCAAATGTGGCACTTCTACTCGCAGATCTCGCCGCCTCTCCCTGTTGTCGAGTTAATGACGCCTGCGTCTCTAAACCCGTGGCTCTATCTTCAAAATTCCTACGAATGCGTAAAGCATCTACCTCGCCCAATACTTGGGCATCTTCCTGCAATTGCAGTGCCGATCCTGAACCAACATCAACCCCAGACGCCCCCAGTTGCGCTCTCTGACGAGATATTAATTCCGCAGTTCTTTGTCGTTGCACATTCTCGCGCTCAGCACCCACTCGTCTAACTTGTTCTGCCTCATTTTCGGCAACGCGCGCGTTATACTCCGCTACACCCTGCTGAAACCTACCTTGTCGAAGCTGCTGTTGTGCTGAAAAAACACCGGAAACTACTGTTGCAGTTGCCAATGCGGCTATTGGTGTACACATAATTGTGATCTCTCTAAATAAAACGGATGAAATAACTCGCCTTCCGGACCATGCGGGATGGGATCTTCAAGAATGAAACCTAACCACTTCAACCACATAATACTACTATGATTCCGACTATGAACTTTATTGCACAATCTTGGACAAATAGTTAACATTTCGGACACTATTGCTTTTGAACTGCTCAAAAATTGACGTTTATAACGAGATATTTCAGAAGTACCTAATAACCAGACAACTCCCGTTCCGGTTAATAAATTACATTTTACAAGTCCGAAAATCGCCAAAGGTTCATTATCGACCATTGCTAATGATATATAGTCAGATTTTGACCAACTGTATAACACCGCAGCGGACGGAGTGAAACGATCAGAAGCCCAAACTTCCATAACATCTTCTTGTCTCATGTTTGCCGCAAGTTGTGCCGCAGTACCTAGCGTTGGTTCTATAAACTGTATACGTTCCACTAAGATCCACCCACATCCACTTCCGGAATGATCGATAAAATAGCCATTGGTAACGGTGATCGCTGTTCAACTCGAATACCACCTCCTTTAGCCCATAAGGCGTCAATATAAATTTGTTGCTTAAATGTCTTTAACGCAATGGGATCATAACCGTCTGAATCAAATCTAGGTTTAATTTCTAACATAGTACCGACAGTACCATCGTCCTTTCTCGGGCCCACAAAACCTCCTCGTGTGCGAAAAACTTCAATAGTTACTTGAGATACTGAAACTGAGTGCGCTTTCAATGTTTGTTCGGGTGCGGATAGGTCTAAATCTAAAGTTTCAATCACCGGAGTATAGCTTAAACCAACGTGTACTTTAGAAACTTCGTCATCTAGAGTAATCTGACCGGAACTGACTACTCGATCTGGCATCGTATAGCCGTCACTTAATATACTTACGGTCTCTCCTTCCAAATGATCTAAACCACTAACAGTTTGTGTAGGTACCCCGTCATATGTCAACCCAGAATCAACATAAAAAGCATCTTCCGGATTTTCAGATTCTATAGTCTCTAATCGTTCCACATACCGAACCGTTGATCCATTTACTGTTCGTTTAACAATAACATAAACCGCATCACGTGCGTCCTCAGTAATCGATGCTATCGACTCAAAATCTCCTTGTGTTGTATGTTGATGCCATCCCAACACTTGATGTTCTCGTTGATACGTTAACCCTAATAGCACTCCGTCATCCCTTACACACCAAACGATCCCGTAGGGCTCTGCCGCATACGCCATTGATGTGATTTGTTTACCCTCAAATAAATGCTCAGCCATTAGCGATAAATCATTACCCGTATACGTATCACTGCTAAATTCATAACCCAAATCCCTTAACCGAACGCCTTTTTCTTGTAAGAATAATGCGGTATTATTAACAACCACGGGGGGAACTTCTGATGATCCGTTATAGGATTGTATTCGCACACCCACCGTTGCCGGAGTAAGAACTCTGTCCTGTCCTTCCGTAAGTACCCATTCTCCCCCCGATGTTAAAATAATTAGAGAATCCAAAGGCAATAAGTGCCTAATTTCATTAACTTGACGTGCATTGATAGTAAAGGTTATTGCATCATCATCGCGCGCAGTTCCCGATGTCCGCAAAGAATTGAATAGATTAGTTTGAGTAGTATATACTGTCTGAGGTGCATTGTTTGTGCGAGCGAAAACCTGTCGTTGTTGGTAATATGTTACTGCAGAAGGTTTATCATCTACTCCCGCAAACGGCTGTCTATCCTCGGGTGGATTATCACTAGTTACGGGATCAATATTATAATCATCAAAAAAGGTAGTATTAGAGTCTCCAATCCATCCATAGATTTCAGTATTATTAGAGGGATCTTTATACACTCGATAATACTCAGCACTGCCTACTGAATTCCAACTTAATCTAACACCGCCCGTCTGTGATAAAGAAGTAGTTATGATGGATACTTCAGAAGATGCTAAAGATTCTTGTCCATCAGCATCCACCGCAGTGACTATATACGAGTATGTTTTTTCAAAGTCCCCAAAACCCTCACCCACAGTAGTTATGCTATCTTGCCGGGTCGCATCACCACCCGAAGTATATACACCGTATGTTGTTGAATCTTCGTCGTTCAACTCGAACGTATCTACAGATAATACTGTAATCTTAAATGACCTACCGTTAACTTCGGTCATTCCCACTACGTTATTGATAGAGATCGTATTGCCAGTATCAAATCCGTGACCTACGGAAGTGACTACCGCTGGATTTGCATTAGTAATGCCCGTAATAGTACGAATTGTATCCGCAGGAAACGTCGGCGCAAGAAGTGTGGGAGAATAATCAATAAGTGTTAATGTCCAATTATCATCCGCTAAACGATTTAAATTCCTAGGATCATGATCGGGATGAACCAAAGTCATAACATCTGCACTTTGTGTATACCCTAACTGTGATAATTGATCTTCGGTATATGGAGTTGTTAGTTCAAAAATACTAGGACCACCTCCTTGTAGAACAAAACCTCCATCACGAACCACACGCACCTTCAAATGTTCAAAAACTAAAATATATGTCTGCTCAGTATTAAAACTAAAAGGTATTAGTCGTCCTACACGATCCGAATCATCTAACTCACCAACAAAACGAAGGCCCGGACGAGAATATACACCTCCTTGTGGTCTCACCAAGAAATTTTCACACAAATTAAGCCCAGTCACATATTTAGTTAAATCAGCACGTGACTGTAGCGCGGGCGATATTTCACCCGAAGTAAAACTCCTCTGCATAGTTTGTGGCATTAATCATCCTCTTACCGTGATAAACTCACTCTCAGACGGTTCTAGGTATTGATCGTTCATACTCTTAGACATGGCGGACGCTAAATATCCGCGATAAAGCGTAAGTGAATCTTCTCGAAAAGATCGTCCGATCTCACCGCCCACGATAGCAATCGCTACTTCTGATGATATCAAATGAGATAAAGCCATAATAAAATCATCATCAAATAAATTAGTATCTGTTATTTTAGCTGAATAGTCTATATATAAGTCAGTTTGATCAGATCCTATCGTTATATTA